TTTTTTAAATTTTTCGTTTCCGGTCATTATGCTTAGACCACTTCTCATTTTTAAATAGGATAACTTCATTCTATACTCCTTCTTTCATTAGTTTTGATAATTCAAGGGCTCTTGAGCCGACTTGTTCTGCCCAAATAGATTTTAGCATCTCTTTCGAGGCTAAATCAAAATCATGGTTTGCTAAATGGTATCTGGTTTTCTTGAAGGAATGAAATCCCTTCATGCCGAGGTTAAAAGCCATATCTATACAAACTGCCTGCCTAGTTCTATTAAGCTCAGAGAACCAGCCATAACGCTTGTGTAACAACTCATAATAAGTTATTATATCATTAATCAGCATAGACGTGGCTTCATCTTCTCTTATCCCGACAGCTTCTAAGTTTCTGCCATAACCTATAGTCAGCTTGCCTGCTGTGCATCTATAGGGTTTTAATCTCAATCCTTCGTGCTTTTTCAGCAATTCATAAGCTATTGATTTTGCTTCCACTTCTTTATCATTCCACCACTTATTATTCATCATACCTGCTTATCCTGCTTATAAAGAAAGGGGTAATCGTAAGGGGACTACCCCGGTTATTGGTCAGAAAGAAAGATGCTAGACTTTCTTAATTATGTTATCGATGTTAGCGATTAAAAAGCCGATTATGGCATCCTTATAAGCTTCGATTTTATCCACAAGTGCGTCATCTATATTGGTTTCTGTCTTTTGAGCTAAGACTCTAAGGCCTTCTATCATAGCATTCACGAGGGGTTCAGCTAAGAATTTGATAGCCTGTTTCAACATCCATTTCCACATATTTTCCTACCTTTGTTTACTGTTTGTTATAGTACTCTCTGTGTAGTAGTTTGGTGACATCGTATCTTAGAGAGTTACTATAATTTTCATCAGCCCAGTCACCAGCGTTCCCGCCATAATAACATTGAGCCACATGATAATAGAGACTTTGGTTTCCAGACGGCTTAGCCGTTCGAGAATACCCGGACGGCCGTTACCATCTAATTTCTTCTTGAGACATTTAATTTCATCATCTATTGCTTTTAGTCTTTCTTCTGCCACAATACACCTCTATTTTAACCTGCGACCAAGCCCACAATAGGTATGATTTTGGTATCTGTAGCTCCACCGAATTCAGATTTGATTACCACTGAAGTAAGTCCGGAGAAAGGAGACTTTGTGTCTGCTACGAACTTTAATCCGTTTAGAATCATCAAATCTTTTCCACTGTGAGACTCTAAAACAATGGTTCTGACAATAGAGTTAAGGTCTTTTTCTAAGAACTCTTTTCTGGGAGCAGAAACACCTACTAAGTTAAGAGTTAAGACATTGCTTCTCTTGCCTTCGTAAGTGTAGTTCATTGATTTTAGAATTTCCACGGTTGAATCGAAAGAACCGGGGTCTTCTGCCAGATCAGACATAGCCTGATAATTGGTAGAAAGCTCGGTAGCTTTATCAGTCAAATCTGCAAAAGCAGCGATTACAGCAGCCTTGTCTGCATAAGAACCTTCCGACATATATACTTTACCGCCTTGGAAGGCAGCTAACTGCTTATTTATGTCATGGACTGTATCAGTCATGGTTGGTTTTGTTAGTGGGGGCATTATTTACCTCTTATAATTTGTAAGGCGGGGCTATGCCCGCCCATTATTGTTATTTTATAAAGCTTCAGTTTCACTTGTTTCACTTGTTTCACTCTCTACTGTGCCGGTTACCAGACCTGTAGAAGTAACTTCTACATAATAGAAACCTGCAGCATCTGTAGTAAATGCATCTTCTGTTGCTCCGGTGATAGCCGAGTATTCTCCATCTTCAGTAGCTGAATAATACCACTGGTAACTAAGAGTATGCGTTCCTTGAGGAGAAGATTCGTAAGATACTGCATCTACACTAATCTCATCCCCAACGCTAGCTCCACCGGTTGTAGTTACGGCAGTTAGTCAGGTTGGATCTGCTGTGGTTTTGTCGGAGATTTGGTACACATAATCTGTAATTACAGCTTTATGTCCATAAGTGGTATAAGGCACAAATCTGTCAGTTGCTGATAGATCGTTAGTGCTTTCTAAAGTCTCCACCAACTGTTTAGCCCAAGCATAACAAAGCTCATGACCAAAGATAATTGGATAAGAGTCGTTTTTGGCTGAAGTTACGTTTATAGCTCCTGCTTTATCAACCTTAGGTACGTGGTTAAGAGAAATAACATCAAAGCCCATAAGGCGACCTATAAAGCCTTCTTTGATAGGCATTGAAGATTGCTGACCGATTTTGTCGGCAGAAATGAATTCATCAATACCGAAAAGAGTTCCTTCATGACCGGGTCCGATAAGGCAGAATCTTCCGTTTTTGGGAACATTTTTGAGGTTCAAGAATGTTCTGGCATTGATAAAATCATCTTTGGTAACAGTATCTGCTTTTGTTGTAGCTCCAGCAAAATCGGCTTTAGAACCTGCAGGGATTGCAGCAATAAGACCGGTAAGGATTGCAACATCCATTTTTTCCAGGATGTTATCACCTGCTTGGACAGCCTTCTCTTTGATTAGATTGAGCTTAGTTTGCTGATGCACGTCTCTTTTAACAGCAAAGGGGTTACCTGCTTTTCTGTTGATATCAAGATCAGTGGTTCCTTCAGAATCTCCGGAAGGGTCAGTGAAGGCAGCACCGAGTGCAACTTCCTGTCCACCTTCCACAGTAACAGTTGGGATCATGATTTGTTTAGTTCCCTTAACTGCGTATTTGGATAGGTCCCAGAGACGAGCCATAGCATACTCTCTGGTAGTGAGTCTGCGTTTCATAGCTGCAATGGTTTCAGTGGTGAGAACATCACCATAAATTGTGTTTGATGCTTGTGCCATTATCTATTTTCCTCCATGTAGTTTTCAAAAAGTCTTTGATACTCGGCAGGATTAGACTTTTTCAAGTTTGCCAAGTCTTCAGGATTTTTTGATAGTTCTTCCCAGGTAATGCCTGTACCTTTAGCATTATTCGCCACTTCTACCTTTGCAGGTACTTTTGGGGGAATAGCTTCTTTAACTTTTGCAACTTGTGCGACAAAGCCGTCATAAAGTTCTCTATCAGTTATGATAAGCTTTTCAGCGTATTCTTTCTGATCTTCTGAGATTTTGCCTTCAGCTATAGCCATTGCGACTATATTCTTAAGAGCTTCCTCTTTGAGAGCTTTGATTTCAGCTTTTAATTCTTCGTTGGCAGCTTTGGAGGCATTTATTTTGGCAATAACTTCCTCTTCAGTTTCTACACCTAAAAGATTAAATACTTGGTTCATATTTTCTCCCTTCTTGTTTATTTCATGGGGGAGAGGAAGGCCCGGCTGTTTATCTTGCGGGGCCTTGATTAACCTCTCCCATTCCTTGTATTTACTTGAGTTTGTGAAGTTGGTTTGATAGTTGTTTTTGATTTTAACAGCAGGGGTTATAAGGTCGATGAAACCCTTATCTTTAGCATCATTGGCATCTAACCAAGTTTCATCATCCATAAGCTTTGAAATCTCTTCTTCCGATAAGCTTGATTTAACTTGGTAAGTGGAAATAAGAATTGATTTTATTTGATTTAGAACTTCTGCCATTTTGGCAAATTCTGCTGAATCTCCTCCGGTGAAAGCATGGGGATTATGTATCATCATCATTGAATTGTCTGCCATTTCCACAGAATCACCTGCCATGGCAATGATTGAAGCTATTGAAGCCGCAAGGCCTTCTATTTTTATAGTTACTTTTGAGCTTAGATTTTTAAGGGTATTGTAGATAGCAATGCCGTCAAAAACATCCCCTCCCGGTGAATTCAAATGTAGGGTGATATTACCCTTAACCTTCTTAATGGCATCGATAAAGGATTTAGCAGTTATCCCCCAGAAACCTATCTCGTCATAGATATATACATCTGCATCATCTGCCTTGTTCTCTATCCTGAACCAACTTCTCATAGCATCTCCTAATTTTTATTCTGAGCTCATCTTAGGGGATGTATTTATATTTAAATAAAATCAGTAGTAAAATACTACTGAATTCTCTGTTTTTTCTCATTCTTGCCATACTTGAAGCAGTATGATAAAGGAGAAAAAAAGATGTTAGATACATTGATGACTGATTTAAAAACTGCATTAAGCAGTATGAAGAGCGATGGGGTGGCAGTCTTTCGCCAAGTGTCCGAATATGAAGGACAGTTTGAAGATATATCAGAATTTACTATTACTCCTCCCTCTGTCTTTATTGAGATTACAGGAGGAGATTTAAACTCCCAAGGAAGGGCGGGAGCAATGTCAGACCAAGTATCTCTCTATGTTACTGCCAATCACGTGAAAGGAAGAGATCACAATTCTATCCTCAAGCTGATAGATAGTCTCAGAAAAGAACTTCACAACAAACAAATAAGCCAAGGCTTTATGAAAATTACCAACTTTCGCAGGCTGGGAAACTTCCCGGGCTTCATTACCTACGAAATAAACTTTACCTACACGGAGGCATAAATGTACGGTACTTTAGTCACTCTCAAAGCATCTTTCGGAGATATTGAAGATCTCATCTTAGGCACAATCACAGATGAATCACTTACTGCTCTTTTAACAGAGTGTTCTGCCATTATAGACGGATATATCAGCGTTGTTGTTGATCTCCCCCTAGAATCTTCTTCTGCTATTCTGAACAACCTTTGTATCTCTCTTGCTCGTGCAGAAATATATCGCAGATATGCCAGAAATGACATACCTGAGAACATCATCAAACAAGAGGCAAATGCTTATAAGACCTTGGAGAAGATTCAAACTAAGAAAATTCTCCTGGTCGCACCTGCTGAGGATGCAGTAGATTATTATGCAGAAAGCTCTGAACCTGTGATAAACAGCTGGGTAGATTAATGATAGATAAAGTTTTGCTCAAAGAAATTGGATCTACTATAGCCCTAAGGATTCAAGACCGAATCAGGTCTAATAAGATTGTGCCTCCAACCCAAAAAACTGATGGCAAATCTACCTTGATAGATACTACCCGTTTGATAAAAAGCATTAGATACCGTGTCTCCGGGAAAATCATCTATGTTGGCTCTAATGTCATTTATGCCAAAATACATCATGAAGGAGGTGTGATAACCCCTAAAAATGCCAAGTATTTAGCAATACCTATCAATCCTATAGCTAAGGGTAAAAGCCCCAGGGATTTTGAAGATACTTTTATAAAAAAAGGGGTTATCTTCAGAAACATGGGGAAGGGTAAAATAGTAGCTCTCTATGTCTTAAAAAAGAAAGTAACAATCCCTGCCAGACCTTACATGTTCATAGACAATCAAGATAAATCACATATTCAAAATCTAATCATCGAATATTATCAAAACAAAATTAAGGAGGTATCAAATGGCATACACTAAGATAACCCACCAACAAGCTATGAAGTTCTATGTGCTTGAAGGTAAAAGCATAGCTCAAATTTCCATGCTTATGAAGATACCGGAAAAGACTCTTTATAAGTGGAAAGTAAAAGAAACATGGGACAATAAAATAAAGTCTTCAGGTGGTATTGAAATAGGCATCAAATTTAATGAAGCCTTTGAGAATGCTATCAGAAAAGCAATAGCAGATAATAAACTGGGAGACCCGGCTACTGCTGACTCTCTTTATAAATTGCTCATTATGGCTCAAAAATTCACCCCTAAAAAGCTCATGTTAGCCAACATCTTTAACATGCTTGAGGATATTACCAACTACATCAAAGCCAAGATAGGTAACGATAAGTTTATGGAAGAATGGGCAAAATATCTCCCTGAAATATCAGACTTCTTAAGGAAGAAATACAATGAATAAAGTATTAACCACCAAAGAGTTTGAAAAGAAAATACAGCAGTTAATCTCTAACATTAAGAGAGAAACAACTATCTTTGCTGATGATACTGCAGAAAAGCAGAGGAAGAGAAAAGAAAGAGCTGAAAAAGATATTTTCTATTTCTATGAGACCTACTTCCCTCATTATGCTAGGTCCAAAGAAGGCAAAGCTCACAGAATGATGGAAAAAGAAGCTGAAGTTATGGGAAGGATTTTAGCTATTGCCGGCTTTAGAGGATTGGGGAAAACAACACAGCTTGCCATAATGAGACCTATCTTTCTCTCTCTTCATGGTAAGATAAAATTTAATACCCAAATAGCTCAATCAGATACTCTTGCCATGGAAAGAACCGAGGCTATAAGATGTGAGTTCCTTTATAACAAAAGGCTTCGTCATGATTATGGTGATCAACTTCCTTTGGGAGGTCAAGAGAAGGGAGACTTCACCATCAAAGAAGGTTGTCGCTTCCTTGCTCTGGGATATAAAACAGGCATTAGAGGTAAATTAAACGGACCTCACCGCCCTGATTATATCATAGTGGATGACTTGGAAGACCACAAATCCTTTAACCCTCGAATAGCACAAGATAAACTCCAATTCGTAACCGAAGAAGCTTATGGTGCTATGGATGAAGGCAAAGGCGTTGTGATCTGGCTGGGTAATTTAACTCATCAAAAATCTGCTCTTAACCTCTTCAAGAAAAGCACGGAAAATAAGGAACTGACAGGCCGTAAAATGCTGATAATCAAAGTTGATGACGGTCGTTTTAATCCTACATGGCCTGAAAAGTTTACTCGAGAGACTTTGCTGAAAATATATTCTGCTGTCGGTAAGTTTGGCTTTGAAAGACATTACAGAATGAACCCTGTTATCGAAGGACTAACCTTCAAGGATGTTTGGTTTAAAACCTATCAACCTCAAGAACTTCCACGGCATTTTGACACCATAGCTTGTTACTGCGACCCTTCTCTGGGAGACTCTAAAAGCTCTGACTATAAAGCTATTATAACTATTGGTTTTGCCAAACAAAGATATTGGGTGCTTGATGTTTATCTCAGAAAAGCAACTATCTTTGAGATGCTTATCCATATGTACAGAATGGATAAGAAATATAACCCTATATCAGGTATGGAAGATAACTTCTGGCAAAAAATCTTATGGGATTACATAGCACCTCTTTCCAAAAAATTCAAATATCTTCTAGCTGTCAGAGGTATTACCAATAAGGTAAATAAGCAGGTTAGAATAGAATCAATAACCCCTATCTTTGAGTGGGGTTGGATATTGTTCCCGGAAGAAGAAACAGAAGATATGGCTTTGCTCAAAGACCAATTCTTAGGCTTCCCCTCTTACCCAAATGATGATGGTCCTGATGCTACAGAAGGAGCTATCGCCTTGATTAAAAACAATTCAGATGCAGACGAAGTAGATATCCTTGAAGATAGGACATCTCCAAGATTTTCAGATTTATACTAAGGAGAAAAAATGAATATTTTAGACCTGTTCAAGAAACCAAACACTTACATAACCCAGACCAAGATTGAAGAATCTCAACCTATCTGGATCAGCAAAATAACCCCTCTTGATATTACCACAGGTATATCTCAAGCAGAAAGAGGTTATCTTAGATATATTAACGCCTTATACGATAAGCTATATCGTTTTGATGATACTCTGGGAGGAGACACAGATGTTCGCTTCGAAGCTGCTCGTTCTGCAGTTGCCAAACTACCTGAAGGGCTGTCAAAACAACAAGAGGAGTTCTTTCAAAATGTTTTGAAAAAGCACCTTCCAACTATGGTAGCTGATGCCATTGAGCTAAAACTAAGAGGATCCCTTTTTAAGCAGATTATTTTTAATGCTAAAGATAATCTTGTCGTAATTGACCACTTTGAAAACTACAAAAACCTTGATTTAAGGATTGTGGATAAACAGCTTGCCCTCTTCCATGAAAATGAAAAAAAACAAGAATTGCCTGAACTTAATTTTATTATGCTATACAAAGATACTAATGTCTATGAAAGCATCATCAAATACTATGCCTTTGCTATCTTTGCCCTCAACAACTGGGCTTCTTTTGTAGAGATGTACGGCAAACCTATCAGAATAGGTAAATACAGACCTGGCACCCCAAAAGATGAAAGAAACGTACTAAAACAGATGGTTCAGAACTTAGGTGCTTCAGCATCTGCAGTGATTTCTGAAAATACCATGATAGAGTTTGTAGATTTCAAGAACGCATCAGCTAACCCGGACTTATATCAAAACCTTATGGACTTTTGCTCTATCTCTATTACCAAAAGAATCCTTGGCCAAGCCTTAACTACTCAAGATTTAAGCGTAGGTTCTTATGCCTTAGGTAACGTCCAAGACAGAGTAAGGCAGGACATTCTTCTGGGTGATCTTAGAGATGCCTCAAACTATATTTCTAATATCCTTACCCGTTTATATAACATTAATTGGGGTGAAGGTGAGATAGAAGTTGAACTCTCTGTTCCTGAAAAAGCAGACCTCTCAGAAAGAATCAATATTGATGTTCAGCTCAATAATATCATTGATATTCCTGCTGAATACTTTTACGATACCTACGGCATTCCAGAACCTCAAGGAGGTCCCTCCAAAAAAGCTGACAGTGTTAGTTTAGAGTCTTTTGGAAATGAAGAAAAAGAAGAAAATGATAATGTCGAAAATAGGATTAATCGCCTCCCTTTTGGATCTAGGGTGTTACAGGAGAGTAACAATGTGTTACTTGTTCGTAACACCCTTAAGGCCATTACCGAGCAAGTAGAAAAACTTAAATCATCCTTTACTTCCTACGAAGATATCTTAAATGCTCCTTTTCCTACAGACCTGCATCTTGCCTATGGAAAAGAACTTGCAAAGATACTTTTATTGGCTTATAAAAAAGCTTCCGGGAATATAAAAAACTCCTTAGGAGGTAACATAAGGATGAATTCAGATTTTGAGATAGACTGGAATATGCCTGATTTAGAGGCTTTACATGCTTTTAGAAAACAAGCTTTTAAGGTTGCCGGTGTAGAATGTGCCGAGACCTTGGCCATGCTAAAAATAGAAGCAGAAAAAGCTTTTACTCAAGGTATCACCTTCCAATCCTGGAAAGAAAATATAAGGCTTCAAGGCTTTGAATCAGATAATCCTCACCACTTGAAAACAAACTTTAACATGGCTATTGCAGGTGCCACTGCTTCAGCAAGATGGAAAGATATTTGGGAGCTAAGAAACATTTTGCCATATCTTCGCTACCAAACCATGGAAGACCCTGCAGTACGTGATGACCATGCCCGGCTTAACGGATATGTCAAGAAAGTTACTGATCCTTGGTGGCAAAAGAACTACCCCCCTAATGACTGGGGATGCCGTTGTGGTGTTGTTCAAATCTCTGAAAAGCAGGCTCAAAAAGAACCTCTCTTCGGACAAGAACCTCCTGACATTTCAATAGGAAAAGACTTCTCTACCAATGTTGGGGAAGATAACAACCTCTGGGATGATTGGCTTGAAGATAAGGAATACCAAAAAGGGGGCATATATGAGTTTTCTCTTTCAGACTGGTCCAAAGTCGAACAACCTAAAAAGACCCCAAATCCTTTAGAATTTGCCACTCCTGAAGAGAAAATCAAATATTATCAGGAAAACATAAAAGGATTAAGAAAAGATGCCTTCTCTTATCCCAATAACTTCGATGATGATTTATTAGGGTCAACAGGGTCAGATGACCTTAATAGAATGAACCTAATCCAACCTACAATCAAAAACCCTTCCGAGATCTGGATGAGTGATACCATGACCACCTTCATGAAGAAATACCCGGATTTGAATACTGCCATTATCGTGAATATTGCAGGCACTGTTATTGAATTTAAAGTGCCTACTGATGAAGAAATGGAAGAATTGAGAGAAGGAGTTTTGATTAAGAAATAAAAAAACGGCCCGCCGAAACCACTCAAGCGAACCGTATATATCATTTTAAAGTAAAATTAAATTAATCTTGATATTAATATATGTCAAGGATTTTTTTTAAAATATATCATATAATTCAACTCTAAGGTCAAGCTCTAGGTTTATTGAGTAACCTCCCAAGCTTGAATATCCTGCTCCCACTCCCAATAAATTATTTATTTTATAAAAAACATCTAGGCCTATCTCGGCTGATGACTCGTAATCTCCACCATTATACCAGTATAGCCCTGTTACCGGAGAATAGTATTGTATAAATTCTTGCCTTTCTACTAATGAAAGATATGGGGCTAGTTTTAACTTTTTCTTTTTCCCATAACCTAATACAGGTCCTCCACCCCAAGCGAATTCTTTATATATTTCTTTATTTTGCTTATCAAACCATTCGAAAGGAGCATCATCGTTTAAATTTGTTCCCTTTGTTTTTCCCTTCTCGTTAGAATAAACACGAAGATAAATACCACTAAACCCGTTTCCTACTTCGTAATTTATTGCGTAAAGACCAAAGGCAAGACCACCTGTATTTGGATAATATGCTCCAGTTAACCCGGGCGAAAGTTTCTGAAACATACTCTCTTCTCCTGTTGCTATAGAAGCAATCAATATCACCACTAATGCTAAAAAATACTTTTTCATAATATCTCCTTTTCTTAATAATTATATTACTTTGTTTTTGGTCAATATTTTTCTCGTTTAATTATGCCAACTTTCTCTTTTCAAATATCTATAACATCTCTCTTTTGAGAGGTTTTTCTTATTAAACCACTTCATATACCCCTTTATTAAAGAGGTATAGGGAGTAGCTTATTTACTTCTCCTCTTGATTCGTGTTAATGTCTTCTTCTTCGTGCCTTCGTGGCTTCGTGTGAGTGTCTTTATTCATCTTCAACCACTGGACAAACAAGTTCTTCACAAGGTTATCTTCCAATCCCTTCTTATAAGCCATATCTTTAAAAGGTGGCTTTAGCTCTTTATAGAAGTTCTGGTAATCTTCTTTACTTGCTTGAGCCAAGACTTTCTTGCTTAGCTCTATCCATTTTTTTTGTTTTTTTATTTCTTCCTGACTTAATTCTGGATCAGCTTCGCCTTTTTCAATTCTTCTGGCTTTGTCATACTCAGCTTTTTGTTGTTTCTCTTTCCTCTGGTAGGAAGTCCACTCTTGCAAGTAATCCTCAAATTTAGTCCCGAATAGAGTTTTAGGTCTTAAGAATTTATTATATTGATCATCAGTTAGCCATTGTTTTGCTTTAATAAATATCACCTTTTTAAAGTCTTCAGGACTAAAGCCATCATTTAACCTGGCTCTGATTAAGGCTTTAGTTTCTGTAGTATTCCAGCGATAGTTTTTCCCTGACTTTTGATTAAGTTCTTCAATTATCTGCTTATATATATCGTTCTTAATCCCTCTATTCTCAAAGTCCCCTTTAGGGGATTTAGGGGCTACTTCTTTATTCTTCAACCTCTGCAGAAATTGCAGGGTCTTGAGCTCCAACACATCAAGCCCTACAATCTCTTTGAGTTCTGTATATAGCTTATTAATCTTCTCTTTGGTGGTCATGGTTAGCCTCTTGTCGGAAGGTGGACAGCTTTTTTCTCTCTTCCTCATTAAGTCTTTTCAAAGCAGATTCTGCTTCATTAAGATTCCTCTCTTCCATTTTTACATGGGCTCTATATTTGTTCAGTCTTTGCTTGCTAATTCTTATCTCACTCATCAACATTTGTTCTCTAGTTTTCATGTTTATCCTCCCATAGCTACTTTTTTCTGTAAAGCGTTTATAAATTCATCTCTCCATACTCTTTCATTTTCTATTTCCTTTTCTATATCTTTTATTTTCTTCCAAAGCTTGTCCATGATCTCTTCATTCTTTGCGATATTTTTATCACAACCTTCTATAAGTGCTATTAGCTCTACATTAGAATTATCAAACTTCATTTTTCCTCCCAGAGTTGCTTGATAGGACCATACTTCATTCTATTTATAATTGTACGTGATATACGCTTTGCTTCCTCAATATCACTGCATATCTGAGAAAGATGTCCATTCCAAAAGGTCCCCCAGTGGGTCTTGTTATCATCTATAAACTCAAGAAAAAGATAGAAAACATTAAGTTTATCTTTAATTAGATAAGGTTCTTCATATTCTGCAAAGAATTCAGAAATACTTACGCTGTGTTTCTTGCTTAACCACAAGTCAAACTCATTACAAAGCCCAATATCGCTATCAAAATCACATACGAAATCATAGGCCACATCTTCAATATCTTGTTCATCAAGATTATCTTCTTCTTCTGGCAAATATCCAGTTAACTTCAAGAACCTTTCAGCTCTTTTATAATCCGCTTTATTCATCTCTCCTCCCATATAGCTATCCATTCACCACAATAGCTGTCTTGTCTAGTATTAGGTAACATGGAATCAAAATCAAGATAATTTGCTGCAGGCTCCCAAAATGGAACAACCTTAGGAGGGTATCTTCTGCATATTCTTTTCTAAGATAGGAATCACCAGTGCCATAAGTCTGATGACCTTCCGAATGTTCGTTATAACCTACCACTTCTTCTCCTCATCTTGATATATCTGTTTAAATCATCTCTCTGGGCGTTTAATTTACAGCTCAAAGCTCTCACATTCCTTAGGTCTTCATCTATCTTGTTTAACATCTCTTTAAGCTCATTCATATCCATGTCTCGTACGTTTTTAATCTTCTCTTCTGTCGGAGGGTGCACAGCCTGTCCGCCATTCTTTTCTTCATTCATTTCTTTAATTTCCATCTCTTCTCCTATTCTTATTCTCTCTCTTCTACATCTTTTGTTGTCATAGTGTAGCTGTAATCTCCACACTTAGAACACCGATATACTATTCTCTCTGTGATACATACAGGTGCACCAAAGGACGTCCTCATATCCCTATTTGAAAACTCAGGAACCTCAACCCATTCATGATCACATACTTTTTCATTTGGTCCTTTTCCCATCTCTTCTCCTATTCGTGTTTATTTGTGTTATTCGTGGTTAAACTCTTCATTTCGCCTTCCACCCCACCCAGATATCTCTCACTCTGGCAGTGGAGAGGTAGAAGTCTCTTCCTACTATTCGAAAAGCGTCTTTGAGCTTGAATCCCAGCTCAAGATGCCTTGCTACCTCTGCTCTTATTTTCTGGTTCCTTTCCTTTTGCATTATCTCTCCAAAAGTAAACATAGTGATTAAATTCAGGAATGCCGGAGATTGCTCTCCGGAGTTCCTTTTGATTTTCTAAGAAGTATTTTCGTAAAGCACAGAAGCTTTTTCTTTTCATATCGCAGAATTCGGCAGTGCACAAAGGGACCATGCAGCCTACCTTTTCTTTATCAGGATTTAATTTGCGTTGTCCCTTTGTTCTTCCCATTTCTACATTCCTGCGTAATTTACTGGAACTTTAGCCCATGCTATACTTGTTTTTAACCCTTCTTCTGTCTCTTCTTCTTTTACCTGTCGGGTTAAAACTTCAGTGTAAGATTTTCTGTCTATTACTCTCATATTAGACATGATCATCTGGACACCTTCTTTATATTCAGGGTCTCCAAACTCATAAGAACATAACTTTTGCAATTTAGATTTTGATACTGATCCTGATGTCTTGAATGAAAGCACATCTTTCAAAATAAGCTTTATCTTCTTGTTAAGATTAGGTTGGATATTATCTACCCAGTCTGCTATCTTCTGAATTCCTGCAGAGACGTTTGTATCAATAGCTATTATCTCTGCTACTCTAGTCTCTACCCTAACATCTGCATCAATGTTATAATCTGAGGCAAAACCATCCCAAGCCTCTATTCCTGCATAATCTGCCTTTCTGCCTAAGTAGGCTTCTGTTAAAGCTTTTTCTTTCTCTTTGCAGGCTAACAACTCTTTGGACAGCTTGTCCCTTAGCTCATATACTGCCATTACATAATCATGAGCTTCTAATACTTCTGGTTTAATAAAATCACTTCTTACTTTTCCTTCTTTGGTTTGAATATACTTTGCCATTATTTACGCTCCAATTTCTTCTAATGTTTTGATTTTCTTCACATGGAATACTGTATTGCACCATGTATGCTTAACAATCCACTCATTAAGTTCTTCATAATTTCTTGCGATTACTTCAAGAGCATCATTTTCTCCCTCTCCATTTCTGTAACCAACTTCCCAAACAACTTTTCTTGTGTTTTCCTTCATCTTCTTTTACCTCTTTGTCTTGGTCTTTTGTTGTTATTTATCTTCATAGTCTTGCCTACTTCAGCTATTTGACTATACTTCTTGTTTCTTCTTGGTGTTTTGATATCAATGTCTGTGACAAGGGCATCATAAAAAACACCCCCTCCATTATGACTTATTAATATTTTTTCATATCTATGTTTGCTCATACTTTTTTACCTACGAGGTTAATCAATAGTCTGTATTTCATATATATTGATTTTTTTATATGTTCCATTGTATTCGCTCCTCAATGGTGAATTTTTAGGGGTAGTGAAATACCCTGATATATAATCAGTTGCTTTACTAATGCAAAACAAATAATCACCATCTTCGTTAAGACGATGGGTAACCATCGGAAACGAATACTCTTTGTTGGAATCATAATATCCAAGTTCACAAACAAGATTTCCAACACGATAACCAATAATTTCTAAAATAAAAATTCTGTTATCAAATACATCCGGGTCTATCCAATCCCGTGTATCGAAATTGTAGTCATCAGTCTGTTTTTTATCAATTACCAGAGATTTAATTAGTTTCATCCTTCTCTCCTTATCTTGCTATAATCTTCAGCGTCCTTAAAGAACTTACTAATATCTATCTTATATGTATCCTGGATAAAATCAGCTAAACTCTCTTTATCTGGAGTATATCCCTGCTCTATAAATCTCTTTTCAGTAGCTTCTAAATCTGTTATCAATATCCTTCTATCAGTAAATACTGCTAACACGTTCATATATGATAAATTTAGAACAATCGAATATAGGAATTTATCATCGAATTGTCTTAAATAAGCTTGTAATTTGCTCCAATATGGGATTCCCTTCTTAGCTACTGTTAAACAATCAACTAAGATTGCATTAGTTCGGAAATTGCGAAATAATTCATGCTCTTTTATTAGTTTACTGTTCATTTCTTGCCTCTCTTGCCTTAGTAGCTGCCATTCTCTTTTGAGCTTTCTCTCCCCAGACGTGAGCGGGGCAATACTCCAGTAAATCATGTCTCATTACGAAGGTTCTCACTGTAGATGGATGAACATCGAAGCACTCACCAATATACTTATAGGATTTGTTGTCTTTTATCAAATCAATCACTCGTTTCTTATATGGTGTCAGTTTACTCTTATCGCGTTCTATCAGCGTATTATCATTCTCTATCAATCCATATTCTTTAGCATACTTGGTAACAGTAAATCGGTGCATTCTTCCACGCCTGGCTATCTCAGAAATACTAAAACCAGCTTCCAATTTCTTCTTGATATACTCTACCTTATGCTCATACCTAGGAGTACTGGTCTTTCTTCCCTTAGGTCGTCCTAATACTACACCTTCAGCTACTTTTCTAGCTAAAGCCTCTTTAGTTCTCTGGGATATGAGATTCCTCTCAATTTCAGCAGCTAAACCAAATGCGAAAGCCAGGACCTTAGAGCTGATATCATCTCCTAAACGATAATTGTCTCTGATTGTCCAAACCTTAACTCCCTTCTGCATACAGAGATTTAAAACCTCCATTACCATAAATAAGGTCCTGCCTAATCGCGATAATTCAGTGCATAATATTATATCACCTTCCTGCATTTTGTTCATTAATTTACCTAACTTGCGTTTCTTAACATCTTTGGTCCCCGATATAGTCTCCTCAAACCAACGCTCGGTTATCATATCGTTCTTCTCACAAAATTTATTGATCTCAAACCTCTGATTCTCTACTGTTTGTTTGTCTGAACTTACTCTTATATATCCAAAGGTCATCCTTCCCGCCTTATCTTCTTAAATAGTTTTCTTAAATCAATTCCAAACTTCATCCTTACAAAGGGTCCGATAGCATCTTCAGGCATATTATAACCCCATTTTCCTAGGTTCTGTTCAGTCCTTTTAATATCAAATACAAGTTGCTTTTGTTTATACCTGCATAGCTTGGCAGATAAGTCTGTATCTATCTCGATACATTCTAACAATCTGGGATCCAATTGGCGTATCTCATCTTTGAGTTCAGGCCACCAGGTTACCCCAATTTCAGAGATCACTTTTAAATTCATCTCTGCTCCCTGTATTTTGTGGTATTTTCTTCTCCTGTTGCATACCGTCTCAACATGGCTATTACTCCTCTTTTCTGGTCCTCTGTTAATACGTTCCAGTGCGTAGTGTAATACTTTTTTACCATGTATTTTTGCACTCTAAACCAGTCCCAACCTGCTACTTTCATAAGATGCCAGGCATATCGACCTTGCTGATCAAGATATCCGATTGAGTATTTATCTAATTGTCTTTTTAGTTCATCTGGAGCATCAGGAGAATATTCACCTTTCACTATCCCCAGTACTGTCTGAAGTTGTTTGATTGTGAGCAGTCTTAATGATCTGCCAAATCCCCATGACTGCAAAACATCATGAAACTCTTCAGAATCCCAACCGTGTTCTTGCTTGGCTGTTATCATAATCTGTTGGCGAAGTGTCTTCATATATGCCACTTGCTTAGATGTCATTCCCCTGGGGACGCTTGCATCTCTGCAGGCATTCATTGTGCCTTTACTCATGATATTCTCCTGTATATATTTGTTTTTCTTTCAGTTCTATTAATAGCAATAATACCTTCATATACCAATTTGTTTAATACCGCTATTACAGTAGATTTTGATAGTTTTGTTACTTCCTCAATAGCCTTTCTGGTTATCAGCATATTATCTTCTTCTAATTTTATTATTGCCTGTAGAGTGTTTTCTTGACTGTCTAAAGGTTTTCCTTTTTCATTCCTATAGACATATTTCCACTTTCGATTTTCTCTTCTAAGAAAATGAACCTTCCCGGCATTCCTAAGATTATTAATATGTCTCTTAGCTTGATTATATGAGCATTTGACTTTATCAGAAACATCTTGAATAGTAAATTCTCCCATGTTCATAAGCTCTACTTCAAAGGTCTCATCAAATATATATAAACCCTTCTCCTTAGGACTTTTCTCTTCTTCAGAATATCTATATCTATATAATTTAGGATTCTGACCATCTCTTGTTCTATAGATTCTCCCTTCTTTTAGAAGCTTCTTAAATACTCTGAAACAGCTTGTTTTAGGTAAACCGGTATCATCTACCACCTGTTGCAGACTAAAGGGTTTCCTTATTTGAACTATATAATTTAAAGTGATTCTTTCGTTTCTATCCACTATGCCCTCATATGTCGTTGCCAGCTGCGATAATATCGCTAACTTCCAGTTGATTAACGTTTCTTTGCTTAGCTATCACCTCAAACTCTTGGATGATTGATGTAAGCTGATGAAGAGAACCCTTTGCTCTCTCTACCATTAATGTATATACTTCTTTTGAAGCCTTTATCTCCATTGAACCAAGAATAATACCCAACATGTCTTGCTTTGAAGGAATATCAAATTGACAAAAATTTGAGCATCTGTTGAAGAAATGAGCATTATATTTCTCTAACCTGCTCTTGGTATCTTCTTCTCCAATCATGATTATCTTTGCTCCTGCAATGTCCCTGAAGTCTCTTATAAGTTCAAGGACCTGCCATTTCCTGTGTTGGATAGCTAGGTTGATTTCATCGATTATGAAGACAAAAGGTTCTTCGCCTTCCTGCCTGTCTCTAATAAAAGAGATCTCTTCAAACATAGATATCACTGCCTTTGCTATGTTAACACTGTTTCCTTTCATTGTGTTCTCATTGCCTGTTATGGCATAGTTTAAAGACCGATAAAGCTCCAATAAGAAACTACGGGGAGTATCCATTGTCTCAATTCGATAATAGCCCCAACCAGGCTTTGCAAATGTCTTTGAGGCAAAGTGGCTTTTTCCTGTCCCGGGTGTCCCATAAATTAACACCATGTCTGCACCCTTCTTAGTGATCATCTTACTAATCACTCTATCAGCCTTGCTGACATTATGGGTTTTGTACAAAATACTTTTCATGTTTGCTCCTTTTATTGTATCCCAAGCTTATCTAAAACTCGGTTTATTTCTTCATTTTCATCTTCATCTATTCTGACATTCTTTTGAAAGTCTTTCAAAAATTCATCTGTTATCTCTTCTGTATCAGTGTTTTCATATTCTACTTCCTGTGCCTTCTTTGAAATTTCTTCAAATTCAGCATCAGTATATTCTAACTCTTTGATTTGTTCGTGTTTTACTTGATTGTTCCTTCTGGTGCTACCAATACTCAGCCTCTCTGTATGTTTCTGTCTTGTCTGGATTCTTTCCTGATCTGACAGCATATCTTCGGAAGATTGGAGAAGTAATGAGTTGTAGTTATCACTATCAGCACTCTCAAGTGCAAAATAGATTGATTTTTGTATTTTTTCGCGGTGCTTTGTCTCAATGTAGGCACTCATGTCATCACCTACTTGTAAGCCTGGATATATTATTTTAGCAGGTTCAGAGAATACTTCACCATGCTCACTACCAATTACAAGCTCTTTAAAGTTGCTCTCATCATAATAAACGGCCACTTTTCTACCTTGAAGTGCCATAAAACTAGGGTGAGAATATAAAATACCCCCAACATTGATGCGACCTCTATCTACCATTAACAGCTGAGGGTACTTATATGTCATTGTAGCATCCAACTTTTCTTTAGAAGGTATCACAACAGTTTGTTCTGAAAAAGCCTCTAATGGACTCATCTGTTCGCCTCTGCCATTAATCAATACAGAGCGTTTCCTATTGTTCCAGATATTCACATACTGGTCTAATAAATCGCTATATTGCTCCCAGGTTGGGATTTGATCACTGTATTTCTTAATTAACCTCTTGTTAGTTAATCTTAGCTCTTCATGTCTGTTTTCAATCTTATTACCAATCCAAACAGGAAAAGCTTTCTCAAACATACTTACACAGAAACCCCAGAATGGCTCAATCATCTTAGATTCAGCATTGCCTGGTATAGTGAAAGAGTATTTGATACCAAGATTAGCATATAAGCCATTATCTCCCTTCATAATCATCTCTTTTGCCCTTTTGACAGGTGCGGTCATCTTCTTCCTACCTGCAAAAACATGTGGAGAATGATGAACATTCTTATATCCGGAACCATTATCTATTCTAATCTCTTTAGGTAATCCATATTGCTGAATTGCCTTTTTGAGAGAAGTTCTGATAGCATTTTGATTTTCAGTTAATGTGAGAATGTTGCCCATGATAAGGCCGGTAGCTATATCATACCAAATAATTAAGATAGGCTTAACAAGAAACCGCATCTGGGGTTTTTGGTGAGCATAGTATGGAGATAAAACTAAATTGTTCATGTGATGGCCGTCACTCTCCCAGAGATCATTAGGCATAGCATTGTTAATTCTATAAACATGTGGCCTTATATTATCCTTATAAGCTTTTTTGCCTTTTGAAAGGGCAATAGCTGCTTTATCTTTTCGTGCTTTATTAACAGCTAAAGTCAAAGTTCTTAGTGCTATTGGCATCTCTTCACCAGAAAGAGCAAGCTCTTCTTCTAACATTCTGTAGATACCGGTAGCAGTTAATTCACGATAGTTAGTAGCAAGGACCTTTATTTTCTTTTCAATATTCTTAGTTATTGCTTTTGGTCTCCCTGCAGATCCCTTGCGATTCTCCAACAAGCTAACGGGATATGTATTATTGCCACTATCTCTCCATGCCTTCTCCCATTTCTTGATAGTCTTGATGCTTAGAGATATTACATTGAGCTGTTTCAAGATAGCAGGAAGTATCTCTCTATTGTTAAGCTTAATCTCAAATTGTTTGCCTGCCTGTGTTAATGAATCACCACTTGCCTTAGCAAAATCTCTGTATTTTAGATACTCATCTACTATAGTCTTCTTATGCCATGCTCGGTCCTTATCCTCCTGAGGATGAAAATCAAATTCACTTCTTTCAGACTCTAAGACTGTAGATAGTTGAGTATTGGAAGATAAAACCTCTCCCTTCCACTTGAGTTGAACTTCTCTGCTGAATCCAGAAACATCTATCAAGGTCTTATGCTTGGAAAGTTTATCAGCGACCACAACAGAATATAATTCCTTGTTCCTGATCATCCTAAAAAGACTACTTCTTGAAATTCCTGATATTTCTTCTGCTCTATCTAGGGGAATCCATTTTAAAGGATCTGTATTTGTGTTTGTGGGTGTGTCCAATTGCTTAGTAAGGTGTCCAATCGGTTCGATATTATTTTCTTGAATGTCCAATTGCTCAACAAGGTGTCCAATTGGTTCGATATTATTTTCTTGAATGTCCAATTGCTCTGAAAAATGTCCAATTGGTTTTGAAGGTGTCCAATTGTGATTTTGGCTTGATATAGCCGTTTGTGGCACTTTGTCCAATTGCTCAACACTTTTTGACACAGCCGGGTGTGTCAAAACTTCTGTTTTTTCCTCTGTTTTTGTCATAATGTCCAATTGCTCGGAAGATTTTTTAGGAGACTCGTTCTTCAAGATGTCCAATTGCTCAACAGAAATGTCCAATTGTGCTTTGCTACTTTTTGGGGTAGTGTCCAATTGCTCGGAAGAAACATCAATCAGGATCAATATGATATTCTTTCCTCCGTTGGGATTGGGTATCTCTTTGCTCTCCCATTCACCCTTTTTTAGTCTTCTTCTGATAGTCTTAGAGTTGCATCCAAGAATGTCAGCAGCATCTTTTACTGTAAGCCATTTCATAATATCATCTCCTTTCTAATTACCATAATAGCCCGCACTTGCAACAGTGCGGGTTGGTTGTGGTAATTAGCAGGAGGAGCTTTCTCCCGATTTATCTTGACACATTTCAGCTGGGACTGTATTTGGTAAATTACTTTTCATGTTACGCCAAGATGCTTTCAGATTCATGAAATCTGCTTGTAACTTGGCGTTCCTTTTTTCCAAATTATACTTCTCTGCCTTTAACTCAAATATCTTCTGCTCAAGCTCTGATCGCTTGCCGACACGGCTCAATCCTAATAAAACGACAAATGATATACTTACTATTGCAACTATTGCTAATGTCATGATTGATCTCCTT